TATTGTCGCAGTTGATGAAGCAATGGCCCCACTTACCACAACCGCCCCAGTTCCGACAGCTTTGGGGTTTAGTATCATATTTGTTGCATTATATTCAATGTAGCAATCATCACCAGTTCCCCAGTACATTTTTTTATTATCTATTGGAATTTTTACATCTGAATTAGTTGTTATTTTAAAAGGGATGGTCTGTGTTATTCCATTGTTGTAAGCATAAGTTAGATTTTGAGAGTCTAGATATATCTGCCAAAAGCCATCAGAATTATCTCTTAATGTTTTATCAACTAATCTAATAAAAGGAACTTTACTTGTTCCATTAGTTTCTAACATCATACCTGAATGGTCTGTTGCTGAATAGACATGGAGTTTATCCCAACTACCCTCGCTTTCTGCTGCAATTCCAATTCCCACAGCATTGTTGAATTTAGCTTTATTAAAATTAAACTCTAAATCACTTCCAGTATTTCCAAAATATCCTGAAAAGGTTAATGGTTTATTTCCATCAAAAGCATGGTTTCCAGATTGTAAGAATACTCCACCCCCGTTTCTATCTGCGATAAATCTAAACTTAACATCTCCTCTTAAGGATTTTGCCACGATTTGAGCATCATATCCTGCTACTCCTACACCTGTGCTTGATACTTCTAAATAAGCTGAGGCTAAATTAGTAACATAAGCCAATCCTGCACAATTTAAATCTGTGCAAGCAAAATCATAAGCTCCTATGTTTATATCTTGGTTAGCATTTCCCCCATCAATATCCAATTTACCCGTATCTGCGGGAATGGCTGTTATCTCATCATCAACATATTTTTTATTAGCGAAGTCTATATCTTTGATAGGTGTCTTAGAAACAAAACCTTTGATATTATCTCCTGAATGATTAGGCAATACTAATGGCTCACCACCCATCATTCCAATAGGTGCTACACTAGGTTTAACCTTCTTAGGCATGTGCTTATTAGTTAATTGTTTATTCACCATTCTTGTTCTTCAAGATTAGGGTCACCTGTTTGTTTAGTAGTTCCTGCTGTTAGACCTTCTTCATAAGGATAGTCCTTATCCATTATCCTAGTTCCAACAGTTCCAGTTCCTACTTCAACACTTCCATTAGCCATGACATTCTATAGAATTAATACTTTTTATATTTATTCGTCTGATTGAATAAATCTAGTTCCATTGCTTATATGGATAACAGCTCCACTTACTTTGATTGTTCCTACTGGCTCAATAGTTGCAGTTTCATCAGGAACTAAGTATAATCTTTTTATCCTGTGTAAACCTTCAGGTGCTTCTGAATGACCCATTTATTTCTCCTTCTTAGGTTTAACTTCTTCAACTACTTTAGAAAAATTAGGATAGACTTTTAATATTTCTTCTGCTCTCTCTGTCTGTCCAGTAGCAGTGAAATGTTCATATAGTTTTTTTTGATTAGCTTCTGTCATTTTAAGTTTTTAAATCTGTAATTAAAACAATAGCGTTAGGGTCTGTATTGTATGCAATACCTGCTTCCCACACTCTTATCTTACTTCCAATTCCTTCTTCTTTAATTGTTCTTGCAGTTGTAGAGGTTAACTGTCTGAATGTTGTTGCTCTCTTAGGAACTATAACTAGACCATAGTCTACTGTTACATTGTTAGATACTTTAATATTTAATCCTAATATCTGCATCACTACACCTGATTTAATCTTCTCACTAGAGAATCCCGGTATTGAACTTCCTTTCCCACTTATTAACCAGTTTACTAATGAAGAATAATCATAAGGATTTAGATATAAACTTGCACCTTCAGGGTCATAATTCTTTGCATAGATTAATCTCTTAGCATTCATTAAGTCCTTAACAATGTCTGCTGCATATAATGCTGCATCCCATTGGTCTCCACCCATAGCAGTTGTTGCGAATGTTTGAATTTTATCAGGTGCAGGTAAGCCTGTTCCTGAACTGTATTCTGTCATTACTCTCCATATATCCACATCAACATCTCTAACTATTACCTTAGTTAAATCCCTTATAGTTGTTGCTAGAACATCAATCTCTGCTCCTGATATATCTTCCATTGAGATAAATCCTTCAACAAAGTATTTCTTAGGGTATGATATTGTTCGAGTCCAACTTACTTCTAATGTTGTTGGGTTTGATAATGGGCTTACATTAGATGTTGCACTAGGTGTATCAGTTGATAATGTTCCTGCTGTCTTAGAAAACCATCTGATAGAATCTCCTGACATTGAAGCTACTGTACATTCGTTCTTGAATAAATAAGATTCTTCTGCAAATCCTTTTGCTAGCTTATCTATATCTAATCCACGAATGTCCTGTTGCTCTACTGTATCACTTCCGTAAGGTTTTACCATTTTATAAAGTTAATTTTATTTGAAAATATTCTGTATGTGCTGCTGTTTCTAGAGCATGTCCTATAATTCTAGCTCCTGACGCATCTCCTGTTGAGTTCTCATTTGCTGGCTCTACTGCTCCACCTGCTATACTAACTGGGTCGCCTACTTTAATTGCTCCACTTGCTACAACACTAAAAACTCCTCTTTGAAACATAGCTACTCTAGTTCTTCCATCATTAGCTATCTTCTCTCTAGCCAATATCCCTGCACATGGAGCTCCAATCAATACAGCTCCTGAAACTTCTCTAGAATTTGCAGTATCCATTGCTAGAATTGCCCCTTTTTCAAATGCTAACTGGTCTGCACATTCAAAATCAATAGGATCTTCTGTTCTCTGTCTTAATATTGCACCACTTACCATGGTATACTTGGGTATACTGAACTATTTAAACTTTTCTCTCATTTCTCTCACGAAGGGATTAACCTTATTATAGACTTCTAGCTCTGTATCTACTAATTTATAATAAAACCAAACTCTCCCTAAGATTAAACATAGAACAGCATAGACAACACCGACAGCTACAATCCATAAAAGAGAGAATCCTTTAAACACAGCTCCAACTCCTAAAATAGCTATGATATATTTAAGGTAATTTGTAAGAGAAAAACCCTTATCAAAGTATGCCTTCCAAAGTAATAATTTATAAGACTTCTCCATCATCATTGTATTTGTCTGGTTTAATTCCTACTGGATAGATAGCTACGTTTTTATGATCTACTAATAAAGGAATTGCTTTTTTATCTAACAAAGGGATTTTCTTAGCTCCTAACATCTTCCTCATTCCATATACTAATGGTTTCATGTTAGACCTAATTGTTGGCTGTTCTTCCCATAAGGATTTCATAACAGTTTGTAATGAAGGCTCGGGCATGACCATCTCCCATAGTTGAATAGGTCTTACTGCTAGTTGAACTGCTTGGTCTTTTCCTTCAAACTTATAGGGTAAAAACTGAGCTTCTAAGAAATTAATAGCACTATCAACTTCTTTCTTAATCCCTCTGGTTAATATGTATAGATGCATTTTCAGTGAATAAACTATCTTGTGTGAATAAACAGCTGTTTATGTTATTCTTATATTGATAGATTCCCTTAGCTAGAACGTCAGCATCAATATCTAATTCAAATAAATTAATACCATAACTAACAACCAACTTGATTCCTTTCTCAACTCCGAAAGCAAATCCTGCTGCGAAGCAGATAGAGCAAGCTAAAAGAAGAATAATAATAAAAGCAATTATCTTCATTTTAGTTTCTCTTCTTGTATCTTCTGCTCTGCTAGTTCTAAAAGAGCTTTCTCTATAATCAAATTTTCTTCTGTTAGGTCTATTTGCTTTTCTCTAGCTTCTTTGACCTTAGTCCATAGAGCTTCTGTTTTAGTTCCGATAACAATACTAGGCTTCTCCTTCTTCATTCTTCTCGTTTAACTCTCCTTTCATAACTTTCTCTGCATAGTCTTTAGGAGATACTTCTTTTTTAACTTCTTCTTGCTCTCCATTATCAGACTTTCCACCTAGCATTTGTCTAGCCGTTAGCTCTTGGTGTTGTTCTAAAATTCTTTGAGCTTCTTTGTTTGCTTCTTCTATTCTTATAGCTGTTTCATCAGCCTTTGCTAAAACTTCTTGGAAGTTTGTCATCACAACTGTCTCTTTTTTTTCTTCTTCTTTGACTTCTTCTTTGATTTCTTGTTTAGTTTCCATTATGATTGACCTATTAACTCTAAATACATTAATTCATCTGTAGGTATTGTTCTTCCTGTTCCTGTTAATTCAGCAGTGAATCCATAAGTTGCAGCAGTTCTATATCTACTTATTTTTTCTTTAGCTTCTAAAATTTCTTCTTGAATTTTATTGACTTCATCATTATTAGCTCTTAGAATCGGACTTGTTATAATCAATAATTTTATTCTTCCTTCTAATTTAGATACATCTTCTTCCATTTTTCTAGCTCTATCTAGACCATAATCAGGACTTTCTAATCCATTCCTTACTTTTTCTTGACCTGTTGAAGCTGCTTCTTTAATTTTATTAATTTCTCCGATTACCTCATTAGCATTAGATGATGGAGCCTCTATTAATCCACCGGCATATTTAGAAGCTAAGCCACCAATACCCGGAAAGAACTCTATAAAACTTCCAAAGGCTTCAGAAGCAGAGATTCCTTTTTTAAAACTCTTCATTCTAATCTCATTCAAAGCAATCTCTCTCGCAGTCCCTTCATCCATAGGAAAAGCTGTCTCTGCTGTCTCTGCTTTTGCTCCTTTAAAATAGCTTCCTAATTTTGTGTTTATTGCTGCATTAACTAATCCTGATGTAGATGCTCCTATGATTGGGATTTCTTCTCCAAATTGTCTTTTAGGAGTTAAAGGAACTTCTTGAGGAGTTACTTGCTCGAATGCTCCTGCCTGTTCTAATTGTTGTTTAGCTACTTGTTGTTCAACATTTCCAACAGCTCCACCAACACTTACTGGTGCAGTTCTAACTCCCCCTTCTCTTTTTTGAGTTTCAGTTTGTGGTGTTAGAAATACATTACCACCTACTTCTTGACCTGTTACTTCTCCAGTTTCTGTTGTTAATACTTTTCTAGTTTCTGAAACAGGAACTCTCTTTTCTTCATCTTCTTTCTTTTTCTTTTGTTTATCTGTTTCTTTTTTTGCCATTATAATTTCATTTCAATCTTTTTTAACATTAAGTTATTATTCTCAACTACTTTGACTAATTTTCCATTTGTTTTAACCTTATCATATAGCAATATTGAAGCTACAAAAATTGGGAATCCCAAATCTCTTACTATCCTAATCATTGATTCTTCTATCATTCATTTCTCTCCACTGTTGGTGTTGTTTCATTGTCTTGGAATCCTACTTGTCCAGTATTCTTAGCTTCTGAATCAACAACATTATCTTTTAATGATACGGGTCTGTCAAACTCTATCTTGATTGCTAATTGATTCCATAAATCACCTTCTAGCAATCTCTGTTCAGCCATATAGACTTGCTCGAATGTTAAATATCCAATCTTAGATGATGCTTCTGTAAACTCCTGACTTCCACCTAATATGATTTTAGGAACTCCGACAGCTTGATAAAAGAAGTTTTCTAGATACTTAATCCATGGCTCAGGATTCACAGGTGCAGGCACATTAGGTATTCCTGCTGTATCTTTAGGTAAGATTAAGACTTCACCTTTATCTATTGCATTAGCCCATTGTTTAGTTAGAGCTTTAAGTTTAGCAGGGTTATCTTCATCAACCTCTATAATACGAACACCTGCTAGATTCCTGTGTAGTATTCTTCTCCAATCTGACATGGCTTCATTCCTAGCATCTATAACCCATTTGCAAGATTCAACAACAGAAATTCCATGAATTTCATTAGCTATTCTATCGTTAGATAAATGTAATATATTCTCAGGTTTAAAACTTCTTTCCTTGTTCTTAGTTCTTTTATTTAGTTTATCATATCTTGTGATTATTCCTTTTTTATCTACTACAATTCTTATGTTAGATGGGTCTAATGGTTTTAGATTGACTAATGTTCCTGTCTTATCATTTCTTATAATCTCTGCGAATGAATCACCATTAATCTTCTTGACAATAATTAAGTTTTGCAATACAGCTCCAAAAGTATCTTCTCCCCATCCGGTTATATTCTCTAGAATTATTTGAGTTGTTGTATCTGTTGTAAATCCCTTTCCTGCAGTCCAACATGCTAAGGCATCAATAGCCTTCTTTAATTCAGGAATCTCTTTATAATATCCTAGATTTTTATTCCAGTTTGGAGAATCCCAAATGTTCTCCTGACTTTCAGAAACTCCATCAATAGAAGTTGAATCCACAGAGTAATCACTAACTCCTGAAGTCATGTCTGTTGTTGTTGTATTGCCTATGTCGTATTCTGTCATTTTATAAGTCTAGTTGGAATGGTATTGCTATTCTAGTTGCACTTGTTACAAGATTAGCAGCTGTTAATTGTCCTGAATCTCTAGCTTGTGGGTCTTGTCCTATTCCCCCATTACCTGTTCCATCACAAGTTGTGATTATGTTTAATCTTAATGATTCACCTTTCTTAATAATTGTTTGTGTCAGAGGTAATTCTAATAAAAGAACTATCTGACCTGTATTAACACCATAAGTTTCAGATATTGCAGAGCTTATGTTTGTTTCAGTTGTTCCATCCCACTTCTGAAGTTGAGCTGTTACTATTAAATCTTGAGTTGATGAAGTATATACTCCTATTGATAATAAAGCAGTTCCTTTTACTGTTTGTGGGAGATTGAAAACAGAACTATCATAATTTACATTGAACTCTGCTGATTTAAGAACATTCCTAGAATAAGGTGTATCAGTTGTTAGAATGTAAGATGCAATAGTTCCATCATAAGCTTCTGCTATATACCAATTAATAAAACCAGTTCCTGAAGCAATATCTATAAAACTATAACTAGCAATAGACCCTTCACTTGCTTTTCTGAATTTAGTTGGTAATGTCATGTTAAGCTGAATCTATAAAAGATTGTTTTTCTTTAGCTTCAATCTTCTTCATAGCATCTTGATATCTTGCATAAAGAACATCTAGCATTGTTTGAGCTTCTGCTCTTGAAGTGTATCCACTCATGTCATATTGGATAGCATACATAGCTGATAAATTAGTAACAGCTTCTTCTAATAAGTATTTTACATCTGCAGATAGAGTTGCATAAGTAGCTGAGTAATCTTTCCTTCCCTCGATGTTGACAGCAGCTTCTGCTTGTAATATAAGAATCTCCCAATTATCATGGGCTGATGTTCCAGTGAATAAAGAATTAACATTAGCTCCTGCTTTTAGGATGCATGCTCCTGATGTTGCTATGAATGTATTAATTGTCATTATATATAATGAATAAAGAACTTTTTAGACTTTTCCTTTTTTGCTAGCCATGCAGCTCTTATTAATCCCTCCACAATATGTGAATAATTACCAAAGATTCTTACTTTAGTAATCTTCTGACCTTTATCTTCAGGGAACTCAAACTGGATAGAGCGTAGTGATGCTTGAACATTATCATCATCTAATAGCTTTAGTTCTCCATGTTCTCCCATTGATTTAAGGTTATCATACATATCTTCTTTGAATATTCTCTGCTTATCTTTCCCATCTCTACTTAATGATATTTGTCTATTGTTCATGGCTACAACTTTCTTTTTAAGTTCCACATCGTTTAATAGATGGTCATAGATTCCAACTCCTAGACTTCCTGAGCCTGCATCAATACCAACCTTAATGCAATTATCCATCCTAGACATATCCTTAATTCTCTTTTCTGTATCTGTTGTTAAGGTCTTAGTTGTTGTTATGTTCTCAATATGGGTATACTTATCATTATTTTCATGTAATACTTCAAAAGAAGACTCATCATTACCCATTCTAGCAATATCAACTCCTAAATAGTTGTTATCCTTAGGGTTTATTGTACTTCTTTTTATGGTACAGATATTCTTAATCCAATCATCATCAAAGAATCTTCTTAAGTCTTCTAAGAACAATCCTAGGTATTCTTGCCCATATTGAAGCTCTGTCATGTCCATCTTCTCTGATTTAAGGTATTCTATAGCCATTTCCTTCTTCTCTTTACTCCAATCCTTATTTATAGGTCTATTATTCACAACTTCTTCACTATTAACATGCCATATCTTAAATCTATTATTTCTATTCTGAAATGATTCCCAGAAGTATCCTGTTTTACCGAAAGGTGTTGAACACATCCATATCTGGCCACCTGTTGTTAATAATACTGGTCTAGCAGCTTCAAAGGCTAACTCAGGCATTCTAGAAGCCTCATCTATTATCAATACATCACCAGTAAACCCTCTAACAGCATCACCAGTGTTACCTACTGGTCTTGCTATTACTCTAGATTTGTTATTTAATAGAATCTTAGTTGATGTTGGCTTCTTCTTCTCACTGATAGAGTTTCTATGATTTCTTTCTAAGTAATCTAAAATCATAATAATAATCAACTTAGCTTGGTCTTCAGTAATACTCACAATTATGATACTACAACCCTTATGTTCTATCATATACTTAGCTGCCTTATGAGCAAAGACAGTAGTCTTCCCTGCTTGCCTTCCTGTGCATAATAAGATATTACCATCATAATCTACTATCTCTTGTTGCCATGAATCTAACTTCATTGAATCTTAATGTGTGTGTTCTTTATAATATTTGTTATGTAGAAATGTATATTTTGTTTACCACCCCCCCCCTCCGAGCCCTATATGGGGGTTTCAGACGTCGTACTCCTCAAATCTAGCCACCTCACAGCCTTTCTTCCCCCCCCCCTCCACTCGTCCGTAAAGATATAGAGAGAGAGAGAGAACTAAGAGTAAGAAGAGAGAGAGAAGAGAGAGAGAACGACATCACTTTCAGCGAGCGACATCAGAACAACATGACTACTATCAGCTTGATAGACTGCAGTCTATCAAGCCATTATAACTATATATATCTATGTTGGTGTGAGGAGTGAGTTGAAAGTGATACAACCTAGGGGTTATGAGAACAACAATGATTAAATACTAATGTAAACAATAAATAATACACACATCAGTCTTATATGAGTATGTCTCTCATTCAACAAAAGCAAGTGACGGATGATGGTGTAGTTATTAGTGGTAAATCTGTTTCTATATGAGTTTTTAAGTATATATAATAAAGCATAACAAGCTATAAATAGAGTGCATACGTATGTATGTGATGAAGGTTAATATCACTATATCAGTTCCTGAAGAGCAAAGGAAGTTCTTAGAAGTTAATAATCTATCACCCTCATCAATGATTCAGGAAGAGATTGTAAGACTAATGAAGACTAAGCCTGAAGAATATCAAGAAGATATAAAGAAATATGAGAAGGGTAAGAAGCATGGTGAAACTAAATGGCAAAGAGCTTATGGTGCTTGTAAAACAGATGAACAGAGAGAAGAGATTATGAGAGAGTTCAATAAAGCTATAAGGGGGAGTAAATGACCACAATAATTAAAGAGTTTAAGAGATTCCCTACTGGCTCATGGGCTCTTGACCTAAATAAACTAATTGAAACTGAAGAAGAAGAAGAGCAGTTTGAGAGAGAGCTTAATAGCTGTCATGGGATGAAAACAAGATGACTGTATATCAGAAGGGTGCTAGGAAAGAGTATTGGCTTGCTGATAAGCTAAAAGAAGAAGGATATGATATTGTGCAGAGGACTGCAGGCTCACATTCTCCTGTTGACATAATCGCAATCAATACTAAGGATAAAAGAATTAAGTTTGTTCAGTCTAAAAGAACACTTAATCGTGATATGAGTTACATAAACCCCCAAATCAAAGCTAAAATAGAAAAAGAAAACTATGCTTTGAATGGTGTATTTCTAGTGGAGTTTATAGCTTTATAAGCTAGTTACAATCCCTAACATAAAACATAGTATAAAAAACCACATTAATTCATTAGAGCTTGATTGTTTCGATTTCATCTTCTTCAATTAAACCACTCTCTTTTAGCTGTTTAACCATTTCCTTAAGTTCTACTAAGTCTGCATAATATATCTTATGTCTTGATGATGCCTTTCCAAACTCGTATGAATGTGGTTTCTCTGTTCTTGTAACTACGACATCATGCTTGCTAGAAGCTACTGGAGCTGATTGAGAAGCTGTCATAGGCTTTTTACCCTTCTTATCATCAATTACCTTGCTCAATTCTTTCATGTCATACTGTTCAGGATTATCTATTCCTAACATCTTTGCATAACTAATCTGTTTTTCTGATGCTTGCATTTTGTTTATTCCCTCCTTCTAATAATGTCTTAATGTAAGTTAGTTGTGAAGACATGCAAGATAGTGCATGCCATATCTCGTGAATTTCTTTGTGTAGTTGTTCTTGTTCCATTGTATTATGATGGGGGAGAGTCATGAATAGGCAGTTTAGTTCTGCCTGTCAATCACTCTCTATTCCCCTTTGATTGACTATTAATATCTCTTGCTACTTTTAGTAAGAATCTTCTCCAACTAAGTATAGCACCATTCTTGATGTTGTGCTTAGCTCTCTTGAGTTCATTGAACTCTCTATCTGTGAATGTTTCGTATAGTGATTTCATCCTTTTATCCTTGCTTTTAGTTCTCTTATTCTATCTCTTAGTTGAGTAATCTTAGTTCTAACATTCCAATCGTTTCCGTCCCATACTATTGTTAAATCTTTTACACAAGTAGGTCCATATAATTTATCAATAATAATAGTGTGCTGAGAACCTACACATATTTTTATGACTTCTGCATCCCCATAATGCTCAGTGTTTAATTCTTTTATTGTTTTCATATTAATTCTTTTCCTGCATCTTTTTCAAGATTTGCTTTTAATTTTAATAAAACTCTTTTCACTTCTCTATCAGCAGTTATTGCCTGTTCGCCTTCAAGGTCCATAACCCTTCTATTAATAAATTCCTTTAGGTCTTTTTCAAAATAATAATAAAAATTCCCTATAGCATAACTACTTAATTCTCCGTATCTTTTTTTCTCACTTAAATTAAATTCTTTAGTTTTCATTTAGTTTATTTCCTGCATATATCCTTTGTAATTCTTCCTCATAATATTCTAATGCTATCCTTATTTTATGTGCTGTCCTTATTAATATCCCGCCTATTTCTAATCTAGATTCTTTTTGAGATTGTTTTAAAATCTTTATTTCTAATTTTTCTAATTCATCACTTAAATCAAATTCTTTAGTTTTCATATTAATTCTTTTCCTGCAAGTTTATTTTTCTTAATTTCTTCTATTCTTTTATGAACTTCTTTCAGTAAAGGAATAATATCTTCATCTTGAATATATTTTAATCCAATAAAAAATTTATCTAAAAATTCAGTTTCTTCTTTATTTCTCAATCTAATAAATTCTTTTACATCTTTTTCTTCATAAACCCAATCACTAATAATATCTGAAGTTCTTAATTTACTCAAATTAAATTCTTTATTTTC